GCATTAGAGGCTAAGTAATGTCTACAATAACTGAAACTGATGCAAGGTTAAATAGTCACGAAGCGGTTTGTGCCTTACGCTATGAATCAATCAATGCTCGCTTAAAGCGACTTGAGCAAATTCTTATGGGTTCAGCCGCTTTCACTATTGCTAGTCTTTTAACCATTGTGGTAAAGATGTGAGAGAAATACTCTTTATTTGGGCGGTATTAATTGGTGTTTTGTTTGCTTACAATGCCAAAGCTCAAAATACTGTGATGGAAATGAAGTATCAAGGCCAACCAGTTCCTTCAGCCATTGCTCCATCCATGTCAGCTTTTAGCCAAGATGTCTGCGGAATCCCTGTAAGCGGAGCGATTAGCTCTACGGTTATTGGCGTATCAGGTGGTTCTGTGTATACAGATAAAAATTGTGAGCGAATCAAGATTGCCAAGACACTTAATGATTTAGGATTAAAAGTCGCTGCTGTAGCCGTTTTATGTGCTGATGAGCGTGTTTGGGATGGCATGATGCTGTCAGGTACTCCATGCCCTTACGATGGCTTGATTGGCGATGCTTCTAGAGATGCTTGGATTAAGCGTTACCCTGAAAGATTTGAGAAGCTTTATGGCAAAGTACCCCCTTTATCTGCTACTCCTACTGGGGTCAAGTAATGTTTACTCGGCTTGTTACGCTGGTTCGTGGGTGGGTGGGTTGCCAGTCTACGGATCGCTCTTTGTTGATGGTGGAACAACCCTCGCCCAATGCCAAGCCCTTGCGTGTCAAATCTACCCAACAATCTCCCAAAGCTGTCCGCAAGCCACGCCAACCTGTAGCTCAACCTTTATTGAAAAAACCGAAAGCTGTCAGCCAAACTTCAGCGGTCAAAGAAGGTCAAAGCAAGAAACGCAAACCTGTAGCAACGGTCAAACAACCGTCTACCCTTGGCAAATCTTCTCGGACACCTGTACGCCAAACCCCCCAAGCTGCCAAGCCAGCACCCAAACGCAAACCATAAGTTGTCAAACAGGCTATGTTGGAACAATCACACAAGTCCAATCTAGCTCATGCCCTAACCCTTATGCACAACCTATATGGAGTGGCACATGGATAACCACGCAGAATACTTGCACAAAGTCAGTAACCAATCCAACGAATGTATTAAGCCCTGTATCGCCTGTGAGTCCATTGAATCACACCCCTGTATCGCCAACGCCCACCTTAACTGTAACTGCACCGACTATTCAGGATGTGCCGAAGTCGGAAGCGACCCTGACAACATCGCAGACAAAATCAACTGCATCGGAAACCCCTACCCCAAAGTTCAGCATCAAGACTTTACCCCTTGCGTTGTCGTTGGAGCTATTATCTAAAGAGCTAACGCAACCCAATGTTTTTTATAGTTTAAATATTAGCCAAGAGTTGCCAAATGATATTAAAATCATGCAACAAACATACATGGACTTAATCACTAACGGTTCATTGTTTAACCCTGATCAAACCGACAAATTGAAACGCATCGCTAGTGATGCTGTGGAGTTAGAGCAATGAGTGACAAAGATAAGTTAGATAAGATTGAGAAAGCCATCAAGTTTGCTAGAGAAAATGCCATCGTATTAGGCTTTTTAGGGACTGCTGTGCCATTTATTTTTGGGTTAGGCTATACCGCTATCACCGAAATCAATAAAGCCAAGGATGCCCTCTCACAGTTCACAGAGATTGTTGAGCAATTTGGTGAAGTCAAAGGCAAAGTAGCGACATTAGAGCGTGATAACCAAACTTTGCGTGAAAGACTACAGGCTCAAGGTGACCAAATTGGTAAAGCTCAAGACAGATTGACCGATGCGGTTTTGGATTCTAAGCAAGCCAAAGCCAAAGCTGATTCTGTGGAGCGTATGACCACGCAAGAACTCAAGATTCTTGGTGAAGCCATGAAATCTGAGCTAAACGCTATTAAACGAGCAACTTCTAACCGATTGGGGAACTAATATGCTACCAGTAGCCGCTTTACTTGATGTAGGAATGAAGGTTTTAGACAAGTTTATTCCTGATCCTGAAGCCAAAGCCAAAGCTCAAAAAGAGCTATTGCAGATGCAACAAGAAGGCAGACTAGCCGAACTTAATGCAGACAACATTGAAGCTCAAGAACTGACCAAACGACAAGCTGCTGATATGGCAAGCGATTCTTGGTTATCTAAGAACATCCGACCAATGACCTTGATTGCTATCCTAGGCGGTTACTTTACATTTGCCTTGTTATCAGCGTTTGATATTGATACCAACCGTGCTTATGTAGAATTGTTAGGCCAATGGGGTATGTTGATTATGTCCTTCTACTTTGGTGGTCGTACACTAGAAAAAATCATTGATGCAAAAATATTATTATCTGATGCTGACAACTTTCTTTCTAGTATATCTCCTTTATATACTGTTAAGAAAACACCTGCTACTAAATTTGAAGCAATTCAAAGAGCACTACTAAATATTGAAAACATGCCTGTTGTAACTGGTGATGATCTTACAGAGGTATTAACAATGATTAATAACTATTTTAATACAACTGATTTTGAAGATCTTGATGCAAGAAAAACTATATTAACGTATGTTACATCTGAATTAACAGATGCGGTGGAAAAGTTTACTAACAAAAGTTTTTTATTAACTAATATATCAGAACTCTTTTATGAGTAATTTACCAAAAATTAATGATATATACACCGATAAACTTTCTATTCAGAAAGCCGATGTATTTGTAACTTTAATGAACCAGCAACCTAAACAAGAATGGGTAAAGGATCACCCTTTTATAAGAAATTATAAATATCTTCCTATTGAAAGGATTGAGTATTTATTAAAAACTATATTCAAGTCTTATAAGATTGAAATTACTGGCCAAGGTACATCGTTTAACGGTGTTTGGGTTACTGTTAGAATACATTATTTACATCCGGTAAGTGGCGAGTGGTTGTTTCACGATGGCATTGGCGCTTCACAGTTACAAACTGCAAAAGGAACATCGCCTGCGGATTTAAACAATATAAATAATGGTGCCTTATCAATGGCCTATCCTGTTGCAAAAACAATAGCGATAAAAGATGCTGCCGATCACTTCGGTAAGTTATTCGGATCTGATTTAAACCGAAAGGATTTAATTAATTACGAATTAGATTTAACATTGATTGAACTAACACCGGAGCACCCTAATTGGAATAAGGTAAAAGAAGCTGTAAAAAGCGGTAACTATACAATAGAACAAATACGAACTAAATACAACCTATCAGATGAAAACGCAAAACAACTTATTTAAGGCACGAGCTTCCGCTTCAGGTAAGCTAATGACTGCTCCAAGAGCAAAGAGTGAAACATTATCAGAAACAACAAAAACTTATGTCTACGAATGGTTAAAAGAAAGCATTTACGGAATTCGTAAAAATATCAATAACAAATATTTATCTAAAGGATTATGGCTTGAGGATGAAGCTATTGATAAAACTATTGAATTATTAGATTTGTCCTTCGCTATTAAGAATGAGAAATTTTTTGAAGATGATTATTTTACAGGCACTCCGGATTTAATTGTCGATGGTGTTGTTTATGATACAAAATGCAGTTGGGATTGTTTTACTTTTCCATTATTTGATAATGATATACCAACTAAAGATTATTACTATCAATTACAGGTTTATATGCACCTTACAGGATGTAAAAAAGCATGTTTAGTTTATGTATTGTTGAACACTCCCGAAGAATTAACTTATGAAGAAAAACATAACTACGATGAAATGGATGCGAAGTATAGAATTAAGCATTTTGAGATTGATTATAATTCAGAAGTTATTGATCAATTACAAAATAAAGTTTTAGAAGTTAGAGAATTTATAAATAACATTAAATATTAGAAATTATGGCGGAAATTCAAGTAACGTTAAACGCACAAGCGTTGCGTAATTTAGTAACAAAAAGAAGTTACAAAAACAAAGATGGTCAGGATGTAGAAGTCCAGGAGATTAAATTTAAATTAGTTGAGGTTAAAGAAGCTAAAACTATATTTACTTCTGACAAGTACAAGATTAATAAAACGCATTTTGCTTGTGTTATTCAAACAAAAGAAGAACGAGAAGCAAAAGCCGATACTATTTACATTGGCGAAGGATTTACAAC